TCCGCATAGCACTTCTGTACTCGACTGTCGCCTATTCCACTATCTAACAAGCCGCCAAGTCCAAAGTCTGGCAAAAAAGGTGCAATTGCTCGCACCTGATTTACTACGCCTTTTACTTGGCTGTAAACTCCAGCCGCTTGACTGATTACTCGTCCAGCCCTTGCGATTGTTTGAGATGTTTGAGTTATTACAGGAATGGGGAATGGGAAGTTATTTAGAAAATCAACAACGCCACGAATATTCCCAATATAAGGCGAGTTAATGCCGAACGTTCCGTGATCGTGGTCAACCATAATTCCGTTAATCGTAACCTGTTTTGGTTGAACTACAGCGTGGTCGGCTATTGCTGCGCCTGACTCGATTGGATTTTCTGTGATTGAAAGGTCTGACTGGTGATCTTCCGTTGTAACCACATCAAACGTTATCGTGCCTATGCTTCTGCTTGATACTTGAGCAAAATTAAACATGCTTTGCTATCCTATAACTGGTGAAAGTTGGTTATTGATTGCTCGTGCTGATTGGTCGGCCACAGCCTTAGGATTGTCTACGCCTTGAATATGCTGCGTAATGGTGATTTTATTGTTGCTATTCTTAACACTATTATCAGAGTTAGAAACACCGCCTACACCACCAGCAGAAACCTCGGAGGCTTTTGTGTAAACACCTGCATTTAAGGCTAAATCTGCCACGCCTAATCCAGCTTGTCGCACACCTTGAGTAGATACATTAGCTTGGATATTAATCGGTTCGCCACCAATCTTAGCTACGATACTATTCCATAGGTCGATAGCCCAACCAAATGCAGCCTTAAACTTCTCAATAATGGTCTGCTTAACGCTTTCGAATACTTTTTTAAGGTTGTCTATACTGAACGTTGCAGTAAAGGCATTCCATTTACTTGTTACCCAAGCGATAGCCTCGCCCCATTTTGCTTTAATCCAATCGCCAAGCTCGCCCCATTTATCTTCAATCCACTGCAACCCGTCAGCACATGACTGATAGAAGTCGGCAAATTGAGCATCGCCACCTTGTAACCAGGTGATAAAGTCATCAATGATTAGGATTAATCCAGCTATTGCCGCAATCGCCAAGGTGATCGGATTTGTCGCAAAGGCTAGTAACATTCTGCGGCTAAACCACAGCAACAAGCCACCTAGAGCAATAATTACAGCTTTCCAGCCGACAGTGCTTTCAATGATGTTATCTATCGCACCTGCTAATTCAAACAAGAACGAGAACACTCGACCAAGTCCATTTAAAATAGCTTTGATGAAGTTGTTATTCTCGGTAAACCATTTTGTAAAGCGTTCAGCTAATCGCTGTATTGACGGTGATATACGTAAAGAAACATATTCACCGATAGCAATAAATACTTGAGAAACTTGCGTTAAAGCATCTTTAAATGCTGCCGCTTTCTCTGCATTTTCTGCATTGCCAACACCAAGCGTTAAGGCTTCTGCTAGAGCAATCTGTTCAGCTAACTCATCATTACCCAATCTGAGCGTTTGAATCATTGAGCCATCAATACCCAACTTCGCAAGCATTGCTATTTGCTCTTGGTCGCTCATCTGTTGCATTTTTTCGGATATCTCACCGAATAGCTCACTAGATGATTTTATTTCGCCATTGGCTTTCTTAGCGCTTAATCCGTACTGCTCAAAAGTCTTAGCACCACGACCAATTCCAGCGGCAGCCTCACCGATTGTTCGAGATAATCCCTCGATTGATGATTGAGCCGCTTGAGCAGATGAGCCATTTACTTCTGCGACCTTGCCTAACAGATAGATTTTATCTGCCGCTTCACCTGTAACGTTAGATAGCTGTTTAATCTCGTCTAACGCATCAAGGTTTCCATCTACGAAGTTTTTAACACCTACCGTTGCACCATAGAAAGCAGCACCAAGCGCCACTACTGCAAGCGTAGTTTTGTTAATGACGACGCCAAGTGACTCAAATTTTTTAGCTAAGCCATCAGCACCGAACTTTGTTGCCCAAAGATTATCAATATTGCCTTTTAGGTCATCAACCGCATCAGCACCATCTTTAACTGCATCAGTATTAACCGTGCTTTCAATGGATTTAGATAGCTCACCAAGTCCCTCAACCGCACTTTCAGTACCACTTCCAACCGTATCAAGGAATTGTTCAAACTCTTGCATCGCTTGGCTATCGGTCTCAAGCCCGACTTTTATCAGTAACTCATCTAATAGCATCTTTGCTTTGCTCCATTTGATTTAATTCCACTATTACCTCGTGGAAAGAAAGAAGATCTGCTATTGAATAAACAGATCTTAATTCGTGCAATGTACAGAACCTTTTTACTATTGGCGTAAAAATAAACCAATCAACTCTATTTTCTGATTGGCTTCCTACGCTTTGAGTTTGCCCTGAATATTGGCTAGCAATCCACCCCCACCGATAAAAAAATCAGCGAATTGATATGTCAAACCCTCTTTTAATACAGTGATTAAATGCCCACGGTGTTTATTAAAATGACTGTCAAATCGCTCTGATAATCGGTATTTTTGACCGTCTTGCTCGCAAGCTGTGTGGGTTAATACGATATTTTCTAGCTCTTTCACGCTAGGTTCGCCCAAATTAGCCAATACAGTCGTTAAAATGCCTGCACCTAGCTTTTTACTATCGCCTAGAGCGGATAAATCAACTGATTGAAGTAATTTCATCGCATTTTTTAACGCAGTCCACGCAGCCATTGCATTAGCCGGTGTCATTGTGTAACTTACATCTTCGATAGTGAATTGCTTAACCTGTTCCATTATTCAACGCCTTTTTCTAAGTTCATTGTCATTTGTTCAAAAACGATAGTCCATGTTTCGGCATTATGACCGTTACCACGAACATATTGAGCTGGAGTTGTAAAATAACCTTTACTTGCTGTTACCACGTCATCGTTAATTAAGTCACGAATTGATAAAGTGATAGGTAAGAATGTTTTGATGCTTGATTTTTGCTGATTGAATAGCTTAGATAAGTAAGCATTGTCAGCCGAATGTTGTTTAATTTTAAGCGTTAGTTTTCCTGAATTATCTGGATTAGCGATAAATACGCCTGTACCGTTCGCACCGATAACCAACTGACCAGCATCAACTTGATTTGCTGCACTGATTACATCTGAACCATCAGCCCAATCAGAGATTTCTTTACCGTCAAGGAGTACCACTACTTGTTTTGGATCGAAAACTGCCATTTATATTTCCTCTTAAAAAGAAAAGGCTGGATAATCCAGCCCTATTATTATCGGTTGTAATTCACAATCACATCGCTTGAATGGATTGCTCCAGCTAACTTCACAGCCACCTGAATTGGTGTCGCTCTACGTTGCTCACGGTCGCTATCTGAAAGCGTATCCATTGGAGCTGCCCAAATGTAGTAACCTTTCTCTAGGTAGTCATCTGTTTTTAAATTACCGAAGCTATCACCAGTCCATTTACCAGCGGCGAACGCACCGTTATTAACACCCTCTAAGCAAACTTTTTCAACCGCAGAGATTAGAATTGCTTGACCTTTGTCGGTTAAAGGGATTTTTGTCGGTGATTTGTATAAACGAGCAAATACTTCTTTCTGTACCGCATCTTTGAACCAGTCAAGGATAACGATTTCATCAGCGAACTTACCACCAATTACAGTACCCTCTGCAATCATTGCCGCATCGTCAAAGTAAGTGTAAACGTTGATACCTAAGCGTTTTGCTTTTGCGAATTCTGTCGCAGTGATTTCATCCGCTGTGATTGTTGGTTGTTGTTTAAACTTAAGTGTAAGCGTTGAGTTGTTGGCCGCAAAGTTTACCGACAATAAACGAGCCAACGCAGAAGATGCTGGGTATAAATCGTTTTTATCGAAGATTGCTAAAGTGTGGTCTAATTGAGCATCATACAATTTTTTAAATACGTTAGATGCTGACCATTCAATATGCTCCGATTTGATTACGCTAGCACCGAATAGCTTGTCATTCGCTTGAGCGTATTTTGCAGCGGCTTCAATTTGTGCATCGGTTAATTGTGCTGCGAAAGTGAAACCATACCAGCCATTTTCTACTTCTGAAACGTTAAATAATGCTTGCTCTACTTTTTCAGCTTTAACTTGAACCTGATTTTTACCAATCACTCGTGTTGCTTGACCATCTTCAAGTTTTAACATTCCACCGATATAATCACCTGTGGCGTTGCCTTTTTCAGCGTAGAAAATTAAAGTATCTGCACTTTCGCCTGAATCTGTCGCAGAGATAATGAAACGATTTCCAGTCTCATCATAAGTAACATCGGCATTTACTTTTAGAGTAGTTAGTTTCTCTTTGATTTTAGTCGCTACTGCATTAAAGTCCGCAGCCTCTGAAAAATCTAACCCATCGACCACTTTAACAGTTGAACCAACAGTGATTGAGAAACCGCCATTTGAGATTGATTTAAATGTTTCTAAATCATCTGATAATGTCGCACCACGTAAAGCATTTTTGGTTGCTTCAATGGTTGCTTGTTCTTTTTGCCAGCGTGCAATGATTAATTGTTTCGCACGTGGACTTTGAGCAAAGAACGGTTGAGCCGCTTTTGCTGTTTCTGAATTTGTACCAAAGAGAGCCTCAACATCTTTTTGACTTTCAACATACACATAACGTGTAGTCGCATCATTAAATGCCTGACCTGCCTCTGGTGTGAAAAGTGCAACTGTACCGAAAGATTTGCGAGCAGCAGACTTCGGAACTGTGTTTAATTGCACGTTTACAATATTAGAGATTGATAATGCCATTTGGCTTATGCTCCTATATCTTGTGATTTGTTATTCGTCCGTTGCTCAACTCTCTCAATCGGATCTAACGGAGTATCTACAATATGATGATGACTAAATATCACATCAAACTGCCCACGTTCTTCATAGTCAGCCCCAACCGTTGCGGTTAGATTTCTTACATCTGAAAAACGGATAACACCCCAATGGTTTGAATTAAGAAAGGAAAGAAACGCTGAACTTTGGAAAATAGCTTTTAATTTGTAGCTTTGAGCGAGTGAATTGCGACCAAAACAAGAAACGCTGACCGTGCTTTGCATTGACTGTCTAATACGTTCTCGTTTACCGTCAAATTCTCGTGTCGCCTGCCCGATTTCATTGGTATTTAATACATCCATCGTAATGAACGCAGGCAGGGGATTTTCTGGCAACCAGCCACCGATTACAGCATCTTTAGGTAACTTCAAAGCCTCTTGAATCCACTTTCGCAGTTTGGCTATGTCGAATGCCGATATTGTTGTAGTATCCATAGTCTTTCCAATTACCCACTGTTTTGATTTTGTAAGTCTCACCAAGATAATCTACCAAATCGCCTATCTTCAAAGGTTTAACTGTGTAGATTTTAATGCTTGGCAAAAACCGCTCACCCTCTGGCAAGAATTGAACATCGTTAGGCGATGTTGGCATCACTATTGCAGTGACCTTTTCTTCAATATACTTCGCCTTATAATCAATAGCTGAATGCTCGCCTTGTAGATGCTTTACGACTACTTTCTGGCTGAATTTGCTATTTAAAAAACGAGGAAATTGATTGATTAAGCTCATTTGACGATACCCCTTACAGATTGCCGCAGTTTACCTGTGTCAATAAGCGGCTTGCTTGATTTCTTGCGTTTAATTGTGCTTGGTGCGTTTGCAGTCCATTTGCCATTAACGATATTTTGCTGAACATCACCTTGAGCAATTAAAGCGATTTGTTCATAGATTTGGTCTATTGAAACACCGCTTTCAAACAGTTTTACAAATAGTGCTGTATATTTCTCTTGATTTTCTGCTAGTGTCTGACGAAGAAATGGGCGAGATGGAATTCGTTCATTCCCGAACTCCAATACAGCCGCTAAAGAGGCTAGATTGAAATTATCTGAACCCTCTACTTTCTCATTAAACTCAGCAGGAAAACCAACATACACAGCCTTTTCGCCACTTGCTTTTATTTGTTCGATAAGCTGTTTGATTTTCGCAAGATTACCTGTAACTTGAACAGTCATTAAGCCACCATCACGCCTATCCCAACGAGCTTACGCAATCGTAAGTATTCTTGACCGTATGCAGTTAATTGATAATCTGCATCAGTGCCTGTGATTGTCGGTACAGCATATCCAACAGAAAGCTCCCCTGCCGACTCGCTCGCTACATTGCGATTTGCTCCACCATTACCCTCTGTTGCCCAAAGAGAAAGGCGGA